TGCGGACATACCACCTGTAGCCATACCCGACATATCAATGCGACAAGCGAGATTAGCATTATTAGCTGATGGCTTACTTGATGATATTGAAGCTGCTATGTCTACACCTGAGTATAAAATCTGGTGGGAATATTCAACCGTTGTTGAACGTAATAATCCACTGGTAGAACAAGTATTGGCAATACTAGGAAAGTCAGATGAAGAGATAGATCAAATGTTTATAGGAGCGTCACAGTTATGAGTGCGATTACAGTTGCGGGCGATACGAGCGGTTCAATTACATTACAAGCACCAGCAGTCGCAGGGAGTACGGTCTTAACTTTACCATCGGTTAGTGGTAAGGTAGATGTTTTTCCATCTGGAACAAGAATGTCTTTTCAACAAACTACGGCACCTACAGGTTGGACTAAAGACACCACAGCTGCAATAGATAATAGCGCTTGTCGATTTGTGACAGGAACTGCATCAAGTGGAGGTTCTGTTGCATTTACCACCGCATTTGCTAGTCAAGCGGTAACGGGTACAAATGGAGCTTCTGCCGCCTACACTTTGGGAACTGCTGATATACCTAGTCATACTCATGTAGTTCCAGCTTATGAGGGTACAGCATCAACTGCGAGCGGTGGAACTCTGTATTATTCTAGGAGAGGCGATCTAACATACCAGCCTCTAGGTGCCGCCGCAACTGGTGGCGGTGGTTCGCATAGTCATGGTGCAGCAAGTTTTACAGGTAATGCTATCAACTTAGCGGTTAAATACTATGATTTTATTATAGCGAGTAAGGATTAATGGCTAAAGATGCAAAAATAATATGCCCAATGATGGGAGGCAAGCCTTGTGTTGAAGATGGCTCTATTGTAGATGGTGAGCTTGTTTCTTGTCGTTTCTGGGTAACTGTACAGGGTATGCACCCACAAACTGGAGAAACAATTAATTCTTCTGATTGTGTTATGTGCTGGACTCCTATGTTAATGATTGAAAATAGTAAAGTAAATAGAGAAACAGGTGCAGCAGTTGAGTCCTTTAGAAATGAAATGGTCAATGCAAATCAGAGTAGTCAACAGATTTTACTAGCGACAGCTGGTATGAACAATAACTTATTAGAGGTTCGGCAATGAATTTAACAATTATAAATGGTGATAAAGCGGTTTATGTAGATGGGGTTTCTTATTTAAATTTACCTTTAACTTCAATCCCTGTAAATGTTCATGCACTCCAATGGAACGTAGACAAAGGATGGATTGAATATAACGATGGTCAGATCAATGAAGAAATAACAGTTCTCCCTACTTGGGCAAATGACAGCGTTGCTGAATATGACTTAAAGGTTTTTGCTTTAGCAGAAGAAGCAGCAGCTAAAGCATCCGCAGCATGAACACCCTCCATAAATCCACTGATGAACAACTAAAATGATAAACTTAAATTTAACAGTACAAGAAGTAAACTTAATCCTACAAGCACTAGGTCAAGCACCCTATATTCAGGTAGCTGAAATTGTAGAGAAAATAAAAGCACAAGCTGTGCCTCAAGTTGAAGCATTACCTAAAGAAGAGGTTGCTGAGTAATGTTTGGCATGGCTTCATTTGCACAATCTACATTTGCATCGTTAGGCGGTACAAATCGTATTCAATACGCAAACAATGGAGCATATTCTTATACAGGAATAGCAAGCACATTATTAAATTCTAAGTATTTAGAAGCTACAAATGGAACCTATAACTATATTGGCAGCAATGCTATGGTCAATATAAATACTCAAATACTTGCTGAGAATGGTGTTTATGCATATAACGGATTTACATCTACAAACAAATTATTCTTAGGAGATTGGGAGTTTGAGTTTGGAGCAGTAGACGTATGGACATGTCAAGATGAAGGAGCTACAGCAGTATGGACAACAGAAACAACAACACCAATAACTTGGAATTAATATGAATTATTCAGAAATTGTAGATTTATCTTTAGGTTATGCAGATAGACAAGATACAGAAGTAACATCCCGTATAGATTTATTTATAAAAGTTGCTGAAGCTAGAATTAACAGAACTCTGATGACATTAGATATGTCATGTAGAGCAAAAACACCAATGAGTAGTACAAATGAATATTATCCATTACCAAGTAATTACTCTGTTATGCGTTCTATTAAAGTAATAGATGAAACTAATTCAGCAAGCAGGGTTACATTATTACAAGTTAATCCAGAGCAAATGGCTAATCTTGTTAATAATGGTGAAACACAATTTCCTTGTTATACAGTAATATCAGGTAATATTCATGTTCAACCATTTTATGATAGTACCCACTCACTAGAAATAGATTACTTTCAAACATTGCCACCATTATCAACTGGAATAACAACTAATTGGTTATCTGAATCTAATCCAGATGCTTATTTATTTGGTATATTAGTTGAGATTAACAGTTTTATAAAAGATGCTGAAGCATCAGCTTTATGGGACAATAGATTTCAACAAGCTATGAGTGAAATAACAATGAATGATGCTAAGTCTACATGGTCTGGCACATCCTTAACTACTTTGGTGGGTTAATATTATGGGTTTAGAAACAGGCAGTACAATATCAAGTCTTATTACATCAAATCCTACTAGCTCTGATCCTGTAAACCAAGGTGATGACCATTTAAGATTGATTAAATCTATATTAAAAGCACAATTCCCTGGTGCTGATGGTTTAGGGTTTAATACACCCATAACAGCTACAGAAACCGAATTAAATTATGTGCATGGTGTGACAAGTAGCATACAAGCACAGATAAATAGTTTTCTCCCGTCTGGAACTCGTATGCCTTTTGCGCAAGCATCAGCTCCAACAGGTTGGACACAAGACACGTCTGATAACGCTAACAATCGTATGTTACGAGTTATAAACAGTGCAGGAGGTGGTGTAGGTGGTTCGGCTGATCCAACGCTTAATAATACTGTTCCTTATCACACACATGGTTTTTCTACTGGTTATGTTTCTAATGACCATAGCCATAATGATAGCGGACACACTCATGGTGTGACTAGGTACAGCGCATTGACTCAAGGTGGACCAAATGCCACTCCTATTTGGTATGGAACAACTACGGTTTCTTCGGCTACGGGTTATGCAACTTTAGGTGGTATTACCGCCAATCATACTCACTCAGGTGGTACAGACGGGGGGTCGAGTCAAACAAACTGGTCGCCAAGATACATTAACATGATTATTTGTTCTAAGAACTAAGGAATACTTATGGAAATTTTAATTAGAAGCTATCAGTATAAAAGCAATAAACGGTTTGGCGGTGTGTATGAATTTCCGCAGCACAAAGATCAAAAGCCAATACATCTTCCACCTAACACTACTCTAATTGCTCCTCCAGCAATTCCAGAGGGTAAAGAAGCATTGTGGAATGGTAATGGATGGAGTTTAGTTGATGAAGAGATTGTGACTTCTGGTCCAAACCCAGTTCATCTTGATGGGTTTGATGTAGCAGATTCGATATCTTAGTTTTATGACTGTTAAACTAACATTTGATGTGTTATCTGATGAGCTAATAGCTAAGATTAAGAAATATCCAGCGACCGCAGACGTGCTTAAAACTAACCTGACCGATTGGGATCCAAATTTAATCGGGACGAGTGGAGTTATACTTTTATATTATCTAAAAGATGAATTATTAGAAGAAGTTAAATTTGAAATAATTAATAAATTTCCAGAGCTAAGAAAACATAAGTTTTCTATAGCATTTACTCTTGGATCAAGACTTAGTTACATTCAATGGCACTGTGACCAAGGACATAAATACTCTATAACGCTATATCTTAATGAGCATTGGAACAGAGATTTTGGAGGTGCTTTGATATATCAAGATAATGATGATAGCTATAAAGCAGTCTACCCAGAATTTAATAAGGCAGTTTCGTTTGCACCTCCTGTATGGCACTCAACAACAATGCCAACTTTATTAGCTCCTTTAAGAGAAAGTTTACAAATATTTTGTGATTAACATGGAAATTAAAACAGTCTTAATATGCCCATTAGGTGCAAAGTGTGAAGAAATAAAAGGCGATGCAATCCATCGTTGTGCATGGTATACAAAGTTGTCTGGTACTAATCCTAATACAGGTGAAATGCTAGATGAACATGGTTGCGCTATGAGTTGGATGCCAATGCTAATGATTGAAAACTCCATGCAACAACGTAGCACCAGCGCAGCGGTAGAGTCCTTTAGAAATGAGATGACTTCGGCAAACCAAACCAGTCAGCAATTATTATTAGCTTCCCAAGGTAAACTGTTATGACATTACTAAAAATTAATAATTTGGGGATGCAGAATGTTAATTTTGATTTAGAACCGTGTGACTTGCCGCCAGAAGTATTTACCTACGGCACTAACTTTAGACTGCTGAATAACAAGATTCGTAGCTTTAACATGTCAAAAACATTGGCAACGCCATCATCTAATTTCAAGGCAGGTATAATTCAGCCAATACTAGGTGCAAGTGGCAGTTTTTATGTGTTAATAGGGCAGTCATCAGCTTGGGCATATAACGGCTCGTCATGGACAAATATAACATCAGCGACAGGATACCCTGGTATTAGTACAGACGGTGAATTGTTTTGGCATAGTTGTTTGCTGGGGAGTATTCCGATCTTCAATAACAAACAGCACTACCCTGAATACTGGTCGCCACAGCAAACCGCACAAATACTTCAGCCACTAAAATTTAATCCGACTAATACCTGGCAAGCAAAAGGCTATAGCGCAGATATTATCCGTTCTCATAAAGACTTTCTGTTTGCGTTAAATCTTTCTGAGGGTGGCACAATTCTGCCATCAACATACCGATGGAGTCATCCAGCAGATGTCAATGGTCTGCCCTATACATGGGATGAGACTGATCTAGCGGCCATAGCTGGTAAGGCATCGATTGGTGGCGACATGGGTGCGTTAATTGACGGTAAAACGCTAAGAGATGCTTTTGTTCTTTATTCCGAGCGTGGTATCAACGTATTAAACTATGTTGGCGGTGAATTTGTTTGGCAACGTCAGGTATTATCTAATAATCATGGTTTATTGGCTAAGAACTGTTTAGCAGAGGCGAATGGTGTACATTATTTCTTATCAGACGGTGACATACTATCTAATGACGGTAACTCGATACAGTCTATATTAAGCAAGCAATTAAAGACACGCTTAACCACTAACATTGACTCAACTTACTACGCTAACTCATTTGCATTAACCAACCCTATCACCAAAGAGATATGGTTTTGTGTTCCAGAGGTAGGCAATAAACTGCCTAACATTGCCTTCATTTTTAATTATGTTGACGGCACTACTTCAATTCGCAATATACCTTCATCAACAACAGGATTGACATTTGGTGTCAACCTTGCAACTCCTTTGTTATGGAGCAATATTTCAGACACTTGGGATACATCATCAAGGGTTTGGACTTATGATCCAACTTCGGTATTCTCTAAAACTGTTGTAAGCACCAATAACGTCAACAGTGCAATAGTTTCATTAGAACTAGACGACAACACTACTGTTCAAAATACACTGCTAGAACGGCTTAGTTTTG